GACATTAGGCGCTCCACCACCAGCAGAGCCAGCAGCACCCATAAGAGATTTCTTTTCAGTAGTCATAGAACCCCCTTATGCCATTGCCAAGCCAGCAGATAAACCATACCAAGTAGTACCACCATCAATCGTAGTGAACACCAATACATCAACACCAGCAGCAGTAAGCGTTGGTGCTGTAGCAGCAGGCCAATCTACGCTTGTAGGCCACGTTACTGTTGCACTACCACCGTTGGTTAGGATTAGAGTGAATGAACCACTAGAGCCACTAGCAGGAGGATTAGAGAAGGTTAAGGTAGTTGCGCCTGAGATAGTCTTGGTCTGTACGTTACCTAAAGCTAGGTCTACGTCATTAGCAGCCATTGCCACTTTAGTCTCTGCGTAGTCTTTTAGCACGGGACGCTGTAGGTCATTGTCAGCTAAGTTAAGCGCACCTGACATAGTGCCGCCTGCTGTAGCGAGGAACCCTACCGTACCTAATGTGTAGTATGCAAGTGAAGTCCATACTGTAGAGCCGTCACCTGTTTTAAGTTTACCTGTATCGGTTTCTAAACCTAGCTCACCATTTGCTAGAGTGGGGTTTGCCGATGTCCAGTTTGTTGCTGTATCTCGTCTGATCTGAATAATGCTAGCCATTATGCTGAGCCTCCATTTACTGTTTGTATTGTAAGGTAGATAGAAGTGGATGTACCGCCGTCTACTCCAAAGCCTGTGGTAATGCCTGTTAAACCTGAACCGTCTCCTGTGGGTGATAGTACGTCTGTACCAATCGCTACACCCAAGTTAGTACGAGCGGTAGAGGCATCACTTGCGCCTGTACCACCGTTAACTACGGCTAGATCAACACCTGACCAGTTACCGTTATCTACTGTGGTCGCTACTGGAGCAACATCAGCCCAGATAGAGCCTGTGTACACTCGCATCTTGCCAGAAGTAGCGTTAAAGTAGATAGCGCCTGAGATTAGAGCGTCACCGTCATTGTCTAGCGTAGGGTCAGAAGCCTTCGCGCCAAGATAACGATCATCAAAGCTGTCGTAACTAGCAGCCGCATTGGTTTCTGCTGTAGCTGCATTGGTTGCACTTGTGGCCGAGTTAGTAGCTGATGTTGCAGAGTTAGATGCCTGAGTAGTAGCTGTGGACGCTTGAGTAGTTGCCGTAGTGGCTTGAGTAGTAGCTGTAGTAGCTTGAGTTGTAGCTAAAGCAACCTGAGCGGTAGCTAGAGTAACCTGAGCTGCACCGTTGGTTGTAGCCAGACCTGCTTGAGTTGTTGCTGTTGTTGCGCTTGTACTAGCGGAGCTTGCTTCAGTGGATGCAGTAGTAGCACTTGAGGCTGACGCCGTTGCACTAGTAGCTGCTGCTGTTGCACTTGAGGCTGATGCAGTAGCACTAGTAGCTGCTTCGGCTGCTTTAGTTGTAGCTACAGTTCCTTGAGCAACCGCTGTGTCTTTACTGGTTGATGCGTCTGTTGCACTAAGGGCTGCTTGAGTTGCTGCGTTAGCCGCGTTAGTAGCTGAAGTTGCCACTACGGATTCACTAGCTGCTGCAGTAGTAGCACTATCGGCTGCTGCTGTAGCTGAATTTGTGGCGTTAATCGCCTGTTGTGTTATTTCGTTTAGAGTGGAGTCTTGTGTTGAATCCCCTGAACCACCTGTACCACGGTATATCGCCATCTTTACACCACTTGTTAAAATCTAGGAAATAAAAAGGGAACCGTAGTTCCCCTTTAGTGTTACTTGTTCTCTACTAACCGTTTACAGCTAGTACAAAACCTGTCTCTGGACGTAGTACCTGAGTACCGTACAAACGGTCAGCCGTGTACAAGGTGCCTAAGAACTCTTGCTTGTACTGAGTCTGTGAGCGAATGCCCTGTTGCTCAGCAAGTACCATGGTGTCCTTGTGACACAATAGAGCGCCTCGAACAGCGCCACCAGCAGAGTTAGCTGCAGCAGTCTCGATGGTAGGACAGTTAGTGGACACATAGATGTCAACACCATACAACTCACCGATCTTACCGTTCATAACACCTTGGCCATTAACGAAGTCAGAAGACACGTAACGATCAATACCCATGATTGCATTACGCAATGAAGGTGGGATTACCAAAGAACGACCGTCCATCGGGGTGTCTGCATCGTCCATCTTCTGGATCATGTCACGTAGGAAAGCATCGGTAAATGCGTCACCAGAAGCAACAGTGTCAGCAGCGTAAGCAGTAGTACCGCTAGACGAATCACTGTAGAAAGCAGCGGAGGTGGCCCATGAAGTACCATCACCATCACCAAACTTCTTACCCAAGGTAAATAGATCATCGTCTACTTGCTTACCTAAAGCGTAACCAGCATCACCAGTGTAGAACTGACGAAGGGAAGCTAAAGCTTGTACGTTGGTAATATCTTCGATCATACGTGAGTATTCAAAGTGCTTGTCAATAGTAACTAGTACTTCTGACTCTGTATCCTGTTGGATAGTTACTGCTGTGTTTTCTGCCTTAGCATTGGCAACACCACGTGTAGGCTTAGGGATATGAATAGTATCACCCTTCTTGCCTTGCATAGCGATTTTCTTAGTTAGTGGAGCAAGTACAAGTGATTTCTCGTATGCTGCGATTACTTCATCAGACCAAATCTCTGGAATGAAAGAAGCTGCTGATGTGTTGTCAACTGTGCCGCCTTGGGCGGGATATACTGAAGTAGTCATTTTTAATGTTCTCGTGTATTAGGTTATTTGACCCGTTTCTCTCGATATGCTAGGGTGATATCGTCAGAGAGTGCTAAGTAGCGTTCTGGGTCGGTTTTCATAAGTTTAATAATATCAGCTCGTCTATAGATTTTCTTGGAAGAACTAGAGTCTGGGTTACCACGTGCATAACCAGTTGACCCCTCTTTGACAGCCTTCTGCCTTCCTGCTTTCTCAGCCTGAAGTGTTTGATTAATAGCGCCTGAACGTTCTTTCCAAAGGGAGAAGAGTTCGTCTGCTGCTTCCGTATCAAACTGTTGGTCGGCCCTAACAAACAAGCGAGTCCTAATCTTAGATGCTTGAATCCACTCAGCGAACTTAGGATCAGAAATGATCTGTGGTATCTCTGGGTGATCTTCCTTCAAGGATGCCATTGACGTTTGTTGTTTATACAAGCGTGACATTTCTTGAGCTTCTTTAACTTGAGGATGTTTCTCAATTGCTCGGCTAATAGCCTTTTCAGGATCAGAGTAGAAATCTACTTCTTCATCTGGGTCGTGTTGATCTACCGATGCTGCTGGTTGATCATTGAGTTGTGTGTTGATATAACTATCGACTACTTTACGTAAGTCACCTACTTCTGAGCTTTGACGACCTAGGAGCTTCTCAGCCTCTTGGTGCATCCTAACTACATCTTCAAGTGATTTACCATCGTACTTATCTGGGATCTGTTGTACCTCTGCCGCAGGTTCAGGGGATGCCTCTTGCGAAGGTTCCTGTTGTGTTGCTGAGTTATTAGTAAGATCATCTAAGCTATCAAAACGCTCATTTAAGTCCTCAGTTTCGAGGATAACTGCTGCCATATTAAACTCCGTACCTAAGTATTGTGGAGAAAGTAAAAATGAAGGCTTCAATAATCATTGGTTAGCCTTCTCTGCTTTTGCTCTCTTACGTTCATGATCTTTAGCCCACTTTATTGTTGCACCAGCGAAGTCGCCAGAGTGTGGGTCTAAAGAAGAACGAGGAGAGGAAAGTTGTCTGGTTGCTTGGGCCTTACAGGTCTTACATAAAACCGTGTTAGGTGATCCTTTAACCATGTGTTCATTGACGTGCCCTAGAGTACACTTGTAATCATAGTATTTAAACATGCACGTAGTCGCCGTGGTCATCAGCCTGTTCGACTGAGGCTTCCTGTCCCATACGTGTAGTCTCTTCTAGATTCAATAGAGTACCTATGATGTTCAATTGACCCTTACGGAAGTAAAGGTCTTTGTCATCCTTAGTATGTTCTATAGAGTTAATGCTAGGGAGGTTGTCGCGCATATCATCTAGAAGCAAAGTCCATCCTTCTGTACGAAAGAGTTCATTCATGCTTCTAAAGTATGCTTCAAGCTCATTATCTGTCATTTATACTACCTATTATAACATAATTTTACATAAAAGTCAAGATTTTTCTTTACTTTTGGCTATTTTTGTGGTATTAGAGGCCTGTGGGTTGTCTAATAGAGCCACCTGCTCCTCTAGCTTGGTTATTTGCTTCAAAAGCCTGCTGTAACTCTGGTTGATTTGCTCCACTACCTGCTGGAGGTCGCGCTGTGATACCATTGGGTACTCCTTGTTTATGTTTTAGGGTAATTTCTTTCTCTTTAAGGAGGCGATCCGCTACTTTAAGTCTACGTTCAAACTCTCGGTCATCCTGTTCACCATCCTTAAGGTTAGTTGTAATGGCTTTGATACGTGATATCTCAAGCTCCTGAGGCACAACTAAGGCTTCCTCGTGCAGCTTATGAGCGCGCATCTTAGATTCTTCAGCTTGCGCCTCAAGTGCGGAAGTTTGTGATGCTTGGAAAGCTAATTCAGCCTTTCGAGTTTCTTCCTGAGCTTTCTGCTGCTCTGGTGTTGGTTGTGAAGCCTTATCAATAAGACCAATCAACTCTTCACGATTAGCTACGTTCATGTTATCTACAATAGACTTAAGCATTACTGGGTAGTAAGGTGTGTCCTTGCCCATGGTCTGTAATAACTGAACCAACTGAGACACTTCATACTCACGAGCAATGATACCTAAAGAGCTTGTGGCTGTGAAGTTATAGTCGGATACAGGGTAAAGCTCAGGCTCATACTGCATATAACGCCAAGCAGCCTTACTCACGAATGGAATGAGGAAAGACTCTTGGAAGTTAATCAAGGTACGCTTATGTCGCTTGATAATGGCACCGAGAGACATAGAAATGCCTGCAGCAGTTGCTTCGCCGTTGATTTGACCTCCGACACCAGAAGAGTCCACAGCCCCTGTAGACTGTTGAACCATGGACTGTAGTGCCTGAGCCTGAGCAAATGTTATTTGACTTACGTTACCAAAGTTAAACGGGTTGATAATCTCTTTAGGATCACCGTTAGTCAATAAAATCTTACCAGCACGAATCTCTGGCTTTGTGCCGCGTGGGATGCGTGTAGCGTCCATAGCAAGCATAGGGTGTACTGTTAATGCTAAGGCATCTATACGCGCCCTTAGCTCGGCATCTAAGGCCTTCTGACTGTTGTAGCCTTTCTCGCATACACCGCGTCCATAGAAGCGACTAGGGACTACATCCCAAGGGAATGCAACGACAGGTCGATCTTCCATCATGTAAGGTGTAGGTTCTGCCTTAAGCAAGTAGCCTTCGTTACCAATAATAACCACAGCTTCAATGTAGTAGCTATCCTTCTGGTCATCCTCTAAGTCATAATCAAGTTCTTGCTCTAAGAGGTGACGAGGTACAAGACCATAGTACTTAGTGAGTCGTGTCTTGTCGTCCTGATGTACTGTAAGCTCGCTATCGGCTTCAAGGTTGAAATCTTCAGAGGCAGTACCAATGTATACATCCTTATAGACACCTTGCTCTTGTAGCTGCTCTACGGTATGTGTGCTGACAAACTCATCAATAGCACAGCCTAAGGCTTCTTCAATGTTAGTGGCTACAGGATCAATACGAAAGTTCTGTGGTAAGACAGGACGTAGACGAACTACGGTACGCTTAGATACGTTAACACCCACAGCCTCCATAGCACCACCCATAACTTTCTCAGTCGCGGGTTTCATCTCGTTAATCTCTTCAAGCACTACTTCAGCAATACCATTACCATAGACAGCAGCATTGATTAAGCACTCACTAACGTCCCTGCGGATCTTAGTCTTATCAAAGTCCTCATGTAACTTGTTACGTAAGAACTGAATGTCCTTAGTCTCAGTGTCACCAAGGTTATCCTTAATGTCAAAGTACTTACCACGACCAAAGGTTGCCTCTTCAATCTCAGCTACGTTAGATTCCACAGCCTGCTGAAGTGCTGGTGCAATGATCTGTGAACGTTCAGCTTGTCGAGTTTTATCTGAGGCATTCCAGATACCACGCCATAGGCGGTAATATTCTTCGTGCTTCTGGGCATAGTTATTTTCGTAATAGTCACCCCAATCGTTTACCTTTGTCATTACCCAATCTTGTAGGGACTGCTCTATGATCATTGGGTCTTCTGTGGTGCTTTCGTTATTGTCTGGTTGTAGGTGCATTTGCATATTTAGTATCCACTGATTGAATCTAAGGTTTCAAAGTCATCATGCTCTTCAAAGTTACCCATATAGGCTACCTTGGCTAGCTGGTCTATGTAGGCCAGAGAGTCTATCAAGTCATCATGTGTTAAGGGGTCAGGAAACTGAAAGAGTTCGTCACAGAAACGTGAGTGCCATTCTTTTGATTTCTTGTTAAGGGTAATCAAACCATGTTCAAAACGGCCCTGTAAGGCCCACATGATTCTGTCAGTCTTCTTCTGGTTACCATGGGTTAACTCTTCAACCCTGAAGAAGAACGATTGTCTCTTCATCATATCCATTAGAGGTGACATAATAGCTTGCTTAGCTATACCTTTCTCTATACCTACTGACATAGGTTTGTAATCTTTTACTGCTTGGAAAATCTTACGTGTAGTTTCATCTAGAGTCCAACGACCATAGATAATGTTCTCCACGAACCAACCGTCTTCATTGACAAATACAATAGTTATTGCAGTGTTGTCTAATCGACTAGTGTTACCTTTCTTCTTACTGACATCTTGGAAACCTGCGGGGTCAACAGCGATATAATAATCACCATCAGCACTAGGTTTAGTACCAAACTGGAGCCATTCCTCTTTAAACATCTCAGAGCCTTGGTTCTTAAATGATGCCATGAACTCTTGTTGAAATGCATGGGTTGACATACTCTTCTTAGCTACATCTATTTCAGCAGGATCTAAGGTTTCATTATCGTAGGAGGTAAAGTGCCATGCAGCAAAGGTAGGATCATCATCGGATAGCTCAGCGTACTTGTAGAGATCATAGAAGTGATTACGTCCCTTAGGTGTACCTATGAATAAGCAACCACCCTTTTGGTCAGCTAAGGCTGGCCGTAGGATCTCCTCGAATACCTCAGGCTTCATGTCGGCATATTCATCTAACACTAAGTAGTATAAGGATACACCACGCATCGTGTCGGGCCTGTCGGCACCTTTAAGGGAGATGGTAGCACCGTTGACCAAAGTGATTTGCATGTTGTTTACATGGCTAGAAGTAATGACAGGA